TGTTCTCTGACTAACGGGATTTATTTACGAAACACTTGTTACAATACTTTCACAGAAAATTATGTCAACCAAGAAAAGAGGGCGACCAAAAGAACCGGATTCGCAAGCTGCGATTGCAGTCCGTTTGTCGGAGGCTTTAGGCATGAAAATTAACCGTGACCATGTTTCTGACTGGATTTCACGTGGATGGGACTTGGACGACATTGAAGGATTGCGGCACAAATTACGACAACGTCGGCAGCAACCGAAAAAAGAAACAACTAACGATGACGATGAAAACTTTGCCGCTGACATCACAGATATTTTAGCCGAAGAAATACCGGCAGAAATTAGCAAGTTGGAATCCGCGCTGATTGCCGCGCCTGATTTCGAGACGGCTAGAACGATCTCAACAAAACTGGCAGGATTAAAAAATGCTTTTCGTCTCCATTGTGAGATGGGACAATACATCACAAAAGAATCTGTCGAACGTGATGCGCTCCGAGTCGGCCACGTTTTCAAACAAATGATTTTGAAGATTCCCGCTGAATTGCCGCAGATGATAATCGGATTGGAATACGCCGAAGCTGTCAAGCGATGCGAGGACTATGCTTATGCCATATTGAAGGAAGTTTCCAGCGAATCGACTTATGACCCGCAATGAATCACCGTATCTATGGGGCATTCTGACTGCAACTAAACCGCCGGATCGCCTCTCATTGTCCGAGTTGGCCGGACGCAACGTCTATCTTGCCGGATCGCAATACGGAGCGAAGTATGACCCGACGGCGATTCCTGCACACGCTTTTATCCTCGACGCGTTTACGGACGGGACAGTCAAAGAGATTGCCAATGTCGCCGTTACCGGATTCGGCAAGACTACCATTTTCGAGGTTTGCGGCAGCTACGTTGTCGCGCAAGACCCAGGGGACACGCTGATTCTAGGGCAAACAAACCTGACAACGCGAAAATGGATGGAGTCTCGTTTTCTCCGAGTTTTGAAGAAATCACCATGGACAAAAGAGTTCATTCCTACCGGCATCCGTAGGCACGACATGAAAAAAGATCAAGTCATGTTCAAGCACATGAGTCTTTTTACAGGTGGCGCGAACGAAACGAACACGCAGGAAGCGTCGATGCGGTATTGTTTCGGGGACGAAAACTGGCGATGGGAGGAAGGAATGATTGGCGAGTTTTTACGCCGGCATCATAACCGCTTAAACCGAAAGATGCTGTTGCAATCGCAGGGAGGCAACGAAGGAACCGAGTGGCATGAGTTTTGCCGGAACGGGAAATGGCATGACGGGCATCATCTTTGCCCTGAGTGCCACGAATACCAGCCAGTGACAATGAACATGATGAGCTACGAGAAGACCACGGATTTAAACGGGGAACTCGACTGGGTAGCAATCAACGAATCCGTTAGGCTAGTTTGTCCTAACTGCAAAACCGAGTTTGAAGATACCGATAGCAACCGCCGGAAGTGGTCGATTTGCAAGCCAGTGTGGAATGGTAACAAACATTTTAAGGATCGAGTGACGTATTCGTGGACGTTCTTAACCGTGTGGACAAAGACATGGAGTGATATCGTCAAGCTATGGATCATGGCAAACAATGAGATCAAGCACGGCAACCTTGAACCGTTGCGGCAGTTTATTAACAAAGAGCTAGGCCAGTTTTGGGAAGCACCGAACGACGCGCCGACGCTGAACACGGACGGGGAAGTCTATTTTAAAAACCAATACCACGCCGGGGAGAAATGGGACGGCGAACACTGGCGGGACATGCAGATCGACAACCAGAAAGTCGGCTTTTGGGTAAGAATACGCGCGTGGAAAGTAGGTGAAGGCGTATCGTCGCGGCTATTGTGGGAAGGATTTGTCGATACTTGGCAGACTCTTTTTGACCTGCAAGAGCGGTTTTCGTTAGGGAATAGGGACGTTTTTATCGACGGACGATATGGGCCAGATGAAATTGTGCGGCAAATTTACCAGCATTGCGGGAAAGATATTGGCAATCATTGGAACATCCTAATCGGACACGACAACGACAAAGGATATCAATTCGACGTCGGCACAAAGAACCGTCCGCGCAAAGTGTGGCGCATTTACTCGCGTTATCAATACAGCCAGACAAGCGACGGATTGCAATACCGGACGATTGGATTTAGCAACCTACGCGCCAAGGATGCGCTAGCGGCGGTAATGAATGGCGGGGCGTTTGGAATACCGCAGGACGTTTCAAAGAATTACCAAGAACAGATGACCAGCGAGGCCAAGAAAGAAATCAGTCCTGGTCGTTGGAGATGGGAGAAAATCAAGGCGCACAAGCATAACCACTTATGGGACTGCGAAGTCATGGGCATCGTCGGCGCGTCGGTTAAGGGGATTCTCAAGCTAGAAATGGCCGACTAACTGCTAGAAATTGACAATCTAACGAAACGGGTCTAACATATTCGGCATGTCCCTTTATGCACAGGCCCGTAGAACGTATAATTTGCTGGCCAGCAATGAAAAAGCCCTAGCGCAAATCCGCGCAGAGGCTACGTCGCTTGCACTTGCCATTGCAACCGATCCTAACGCCGGGATGAAAATTATCCAAGGCAACAGCAACGGAAACAGCTTTGTTGCAGACGGTGGGGGCATGACGCAAAATCAGCGGCTTGCCTTGCTTAGTCTAATTGTGAAATTTGACGACAACGGCGGCGCATTGCGTTCAACAAACACAACCGTTTTTTAACTTATGGCAATTCTAAACGAGTTCGGGCAACCATTCACTTCACAGCGATACATGCACGCTGCGGAATACAACCGCACGCGTGGGGTCGTTTATCCGATCAAAACTGACGATTTTGACAAGTTAGTCAGTCCATTGGACAACAAACGACTGCGGAGCTTGTCATCGCGGCTATACAGCAACGTCGGAGTAATCAAGGGAGCGGTCGATCAAAAGGCGGATTACAGCGTCGGCGATGCGTTTTTGCCTGCTTACGTCGGAGAATCTGACTTTGCAGACGGCAAGTCGATTGCAACATTTATGCGCAAAGCATGGTTTCCAAACTGCACCGAGCGCGGAGGCGTGTTCGATTGGCACAAACTGCTAGAGCTTTCCAGCATTGCACTAGACCGTGACGGCGATATTTTTTGGGTCAAAGTGAAATCCGCTGACGGATTTCCAAAATTGCAAATTGTCCCGGCTCATCGCGTCGGAAATTGCGGAGATTACAAGACAGTAAGCGAAGGGGAATACAAGGGCTACAAGATCAACGACGGTGTGATCCAGTTCTACAACGGCAAACCAGCGGCATATCGAATCCTGACTGGTGAGAATATGGATACGTTTTACGACGTTGACGCGGCAAATGTCATCCACATTTACGACCCGGATTTTTGCGACCAGTCCCGCGGAGTTCCTGCATTTTCCCACGCATTGCTAGACATCACCGCCACGCTTGCCAGCACCGAAGACGAACGAATTCGGCAACAAATCGTGTCACGCCTTCACCTAACTGTTTTTAACGACACCGGAGGGCCAGACTTGGATGACCCGTCCGTAATGTATGGCAATCAAAACGGTGCGCAAAATGGCAACGGCGTGGACGGTGGATTTGTGTTGAACAATCCAGCACCGGGCATCGTTTACATGCAATCCGGCAGCGGTGACAAGATCGAGCAATTGAAGCACGACACGCCGGGGGAGATTTGGGAATCCTTTCAAGACCGCATGATCCGCATGAGTTTGATTCCAGTGTGGAGTTATCAAATCTGGAAAGGATCAGGGCAAGGAACTGATGCACGGGCAGAGATTGTCAAGTGCCGTCGTTTTATTTCTCAACGTCAACGACTGCTAAAACGCGCTGCGCTGAACGCATTTTCGTGGGCATATTCTTGTTTTCAAGCTGTCGGGCGAGTCCCATTGCTGGATCATCCGTTTGCGTGGGCATTTTCCACGCCGGCACGTTTATCGGTGGACGACGGACGCGAAAGCGGAATGGAAGTCGAAGAATGGCGCGTCGGACTACGCAACACGGCAGACATTACCGAAGCGCGTTATGGCATGACCGAAGAAGAGTTCTATACCCGTCGCGCTCACAGCGTAGCAATGCGGAAAGTGATTGCCGCACAAGTAGCAGAGGAAGTATCAAAAGAATCCGGCTTTGACATTGAAATCGAAGATCGAGAAATGGCAATGCTTACGCCAAACGAAGTAAAGGAAAGCAAACAAGAGGAAACTCAAACGAACAACACCAATGAAATTCCTAACGATTGAAAACAAAACGGCATCGCTGACGCTGGACGAACAGATTGACGAATACTCGCGTCGGCAATTGATGAGTGAAATTGACTACGCTTTTAACATTGTTGACGAGGAAGGACGATTTACAAACAGCGCAGAGACGGCAGTCGATACGCTGAACATTGACATCCATTCTCCAGGCGGCAGCGTGTTCGATGGCTACTTGATTCACTCTAAAACCATGCAACTACGCGCAAAAGGCGTATATGTTACCGCAACCGTTAGCCTTGCCGCGTCAATGGCAAGCGTGATTGGCATGGCGTGTAACGAGGTTATCATGCAAGCTACCGGACGCATGATGATCCATGATGTTTCAATGGGACTGCACGGAAACGCAAAGGAACTATCAAAAGCGGCTGCAATGTGCGAAGAATTGAGCACCGAAATAGCTGGAATTTACGCATCGCGCACTGGTAAAACTACCGATGAAGTGCGATCAATGATGATGGAAGAAACATGGATGAACGCTGATAAATGCGTTTCGTTAGGGTTTGCAAACAGGATTCTTGACAATCTAACGAATTCTGTTAGGGTTTCATCCATGAGCTTGCTTGACCGCCTCACGAATCCATCCGCGCAAGAGTCGATTGATAAAATCGCCGCACTTGAAAATGTAATTGCCACTCACGAAACTGAGCTTGGCACGTATCAAGCTGAATTGCTTGAAGCGCGAAACGCAATTACTGAACTGGCAACCGTCAAACAAGATTTGACGACTGCTCAAAACTCGCTTGCTACCTCGCTTGACGCTGTAAAATACGCAAATAGCGAAATTGAAACTCTTAAAGCCAAGGTGACAGAACTGGAAACGTCCGTTCCAGCGCAGGCCGTGGCACTTGCCGCAACCGCTGGCATCACCAAACCTCTTGACATCGAAAACGGCTCGCGCCCGATTGACCACCTTGAACACATGAAAAACCTTTCTCCTGCTGAACGCACCGCGTATTTCAACAAGCACAAGAAAGAAATCAAAGCTCAACGCAACAAATAACTTTTTAACAATCAACTAACTAATCATCATGGCTACTGTATTCAATGACACCATTTTTGCACAAACCGCTTTTCAGCAACTTGTCGAAATTCTCACACCTATCCGCGCATTTGCAACCGACATCAGCTCGGATGTGAACACGCAAGGATCAGCCGTTGTTGTCCCACTTTTCGGCAACGCAACGACTACAACTTTCACGCAGTCCACGACTGTCATGGAACAAACCGGAGGATTGCTTTCCGCGATCACCGTCACTCTTGACAAGCGCAAGATTACCCCGATCAGCCTAACGCATCAACAACTTGCCGAATCCAGCAACGCAGGGCGATGGGACAAGTGGGCTTATCAACTTGGCAAGTCAATGGGAACAAGTGTTCTTGCTGACATCTGGAGTTTGCTGACAACTTCCAATTTTGGCAGCGCGATTATCACAACCGCATCGGCAAATTATACCAAAACGCAGTTGATTGAAGCTCGTAAAGTGCTGAAACAGGCTGGCGCACGTGGCGAATACTCGTTTGTGGGTAACATGGTTATCGAAGGCGCATTGCTTGGTGACACCAACCTGGTGAATTACTTCAACCGGGGCGACGCTTCCGCAATCAAGGAAGGCGATCTTGGCCGACTGTTTGGAATGAACGTCTACGCATCGGACATCATTCCCGCTAATTCCGCTTCGATTGTTGGCTTTGCCTGCGGTCAAGACGGTATTGCATTTGCTTCCCGCGCACTTGGTCAATATCTGCCTAACGCTGATTTTGAAGCAATCGAGGAAATGACCGATCCGGAAAGCGGATTGACTGCTCTCTACACTCGCCATTATTCGCGCGCATCCGGAACTTACTTTGCCAACATGCACATGCTTTACGGCTATTCCGTTGCGGTGACAAACGCTTTGAAAGTGTTTACGACTCCGACGACCTGATTTCTTGTTTGTGTTCATAGCATCGGGGGCCGTCGTAACTGGCGGCTCCCGTAATCTTTAGAAAATCGAAAAATGAAAAATGAAAAACTAAGTTTGTGCGTCATCGTGGGCAATGTGGAGAACTACATTGCCCGTTTTATTGAATCCTTCAAGCCGCTGGCTGATGAGATTGTGATTGTCAGGGCTGTAGGTAATCAAGAACCTGACATGACTACGTTTATTGCGGCAGAAATGGGAGCAAAAATAGCAAACCCATATATCAACAATTCAGAAAACGATAACTGGCCGCACGTTGATGACTTTGCGGCGGCACGGCAAATGGCGTTTAACGCGGCATCGCATGATCTTATCATGTGGGCAGACACCGACGATGTTATTGATCCGGAGTCTATCAAGCGCATTCGTGCAACAATTGATTTACTGCAACATGATTTTGACGGTATCCAGTTTGCTTACCACGTGCCAGAGGATCAATTGACTGTCAACCGGGAAAGGATCATCCGCAAAGGTCGTGCCGTATGGACATCGCCGATCCATGAGTATTTGCAATTCGACAAGGAACCAAAGCTGGCAACCGTCAATGGCGCAGTAATCTTGCACCGGCCAGAAGGCACACGCGAACGCAACGACGAACGGAATCTACGCATTCTTGAAAGCATCGAACATCCTACAGTGTCGCAACGATTCCACCTATTCCAATCTCTCCGCGCTGTCGGCAGAATCAACGAAGCGGCAAACGTTGTTTGTGAACTACTGAAAAGCAATGATGAGGACATCGGCACGGCAGAAAAATACGAGCTTTTCATTGCCGCTGGACAGATGGCCGACAATATCGACATTCGATTGCAAATGAACTTGCAAGCGTTGTCCGTCGATCCGTCGCGCAAGGAGGCATACGGGGAACTTTGCTTGTGCTACATTGGCCTTGGACGCGACAAAGAAGCACTAGCCATCACAACGGCAATGATGGCGCAAGACGGCGGTTCTGGCGCATGGAACGTCCGCAGGAAATACGCAGGCTATCTTGGATATCAACTTCACGGCATGGCACTACGGGCAAACGGATTTCACGACCAAGCCGACGCGGTGGAAACAAACCATTTTATCCGCAATGGTGCAAAAATCTCGCTTATTCACGCCACACGCGGACGATGCAAACAGGCAGTCGAAGCTCGGCGATTGTGGTTCAACAAAGCCAAGAATCCAGACGCTATCGAGCATATTTTCGGACTGGACAGCGACGACATGCACGGCGCGTTGTTATCAGTCCACAATCACGTCGTCACAAATGGAAGCGCGGGGAGCGTAGCTGCATGGAACGCGGCGGCAGAAAAAGCGCAAGGTGAAATATTGATCCAGCTTTCCGACGATTGGAATCCCCCAATGCACTGGGATGAAATTATTCTTAACGCTATCGGTGACACAAACGAATCAAAGGTGTTAGCCATTAGCGACGGACACAGGACAGATAATTTGCTTTGCATGGCGATCCTAACGCGAAAGCGATACCAGCAGCAAGGTTACATGTTTCATCCTGAGTTTTTCAGCGTCTATTCCGATGATTTTTTTACACAAGAAGCCTACGACGACGGGGTTGTCATCAAAGCGTGTGACATTGTTTTCGAACATCTGCACCCGATTTTTGGCAAAGCTCCGATGGATGAAATCTACGCTAGGTCAAACGAGGATTACCGTTATCGCATGGGACAAGGAATCATGCAAAGAATCAACGACGGAATTGCAGTCAGCGAAGACATCCACGGATGGCTAGACTACAGAGACCACTACGACAACGTGGCAAAAACACTAAACGACGGTGATACGTTTGTCGAAATCGGAAGTTGGCTAGGCAAGTCGATCATTTACCTTGCACAACGCTTGCAAGACATCGGCAAGCGCGGCGTGAATTTAGTTTGTATTGATACATGGGAAGGAGAAAAAAATCAACCGGCACACCTTGAAATCGTAACGGCACACGGCGGCAGCATTTTAAAACAATTCCTTGCCAACATCAAAGCGGCAAAGGTGGATGGCATGATTACGGCACTTTGCCAAGACAGCGCAGAAGCAAAAAGCGCGTTCGGCGACAAGTCACTTGCAGGCGTTTGGATCGACGCGGCGCATGACTACAGTTCAGTTGTTAAAGACCTGGCGGCGTGGTATTCAAAAGTAAAACCTGACGGCATTTTTTCAGGTCATGATTGGACATGGCACGAAGTATCAAAAGCAGTCAAGGAACATTCCGACGCTAACGGATGGGAGATTGTAACGCATAACAACTATTGGAAAAGAAAATGAGCGCAGGAAAAGGAGACACGCCTCGACCAGTCAATCACGCAAAATACAGAAACAACTACGATCTAATATTCAGAAAAGATGAAAATCCAACTCAGCATCCTAACGCCGACGATTCCAAGCAGAAAAGAGCAACTTGCAAAGCTGTCAGAAAAGATAACAAAGCAGATCGGTGATTTGCCAGTCGAGCATCTGGCATTTTCCGACAACCGGACGCGCACAATTGGCGCAAAACGTCAGGCGTTGCTAGACATTGCACGGGGCGAATACATCGCGTTTGTTGACGACGATGACGACATTGAGCCGGATTACGTCGCATCCATCCTCGACGCTATCCGATCAGAAGCTGATGTGATCACGTTTGAACAAAACAGCTATTACAACGGAGCGTTTTCCAAGGTGGTTTTCGGACTGAACAATCAGGATCACCCGTTTCAACCTAACGCAATTACACTCCGCGCACCGTGGCACGTTTGTGTCTGGAAAAGAGAACTTGTCAAATCTTGCCAATTTGGGGAATGCAACTACGGAGAGGACATCATCTGGGCGCGGCAAGCTCGGAAAAAAATCCGCTTAGGATTCCACATTGACAAGGTTCTTTGCACTTATCGCCACGACGCAGAATTGACAACAGCACCGGAACCTGTTAGAGTATAGCCATGAGCCAGCTAACCGCATTTCTGTCATCGGCATCTGAAACCGGATTTGCGGTAATTGGGAATGAGCCGTTGACGGTAAATGGCGGGACGGCGGTAAATGCAGTAATGAGCTACGTTGCCAATTCGCGGCAATATGCGGAAATCGGCATGGACACGGATACAAATCTTGATTGCGTTGTTAGACTTTCCGATTGGACGGCAGCATATACGGAAGCGGGTATTTTTTACGTCGGCAAACTAGCAACGGCGCGTGGTTTGTCATTTCGAGTCGAATCAGTTGACGTTGGCGCGTCATTCGTAACCGTTAGACTTAAAGACACGACGAAGGCATGAAGCTAAAAATACAAAATGACAACGCTAAACTCCAAGCGTCTTTAAAAAAATATTCTAAGATGTTTGGCGACAACACAGGACAAGCTGTCACACGTTGGGGCGTTCAAGTTGGGCGGGAACTTGCATTTTCTACACAAATTTACGGAAAAACAGGAACCCGCAAAAAACAAATACAAAACATACGCAGGGACGGCCTTAAATTCGTTGGAATATTAGATAATCCAAAAGTAAAAGTAGATTTGAACACGGCAGAAGAAATTATAGTTTGGATCAATTCTAATCTAAAATACAAAAACAAGCGTATCAAAAACTGGAAAAGCGCAAGACGTAGAACATTTGACAAGGCAATGTCAATTAAAAACAAAAACGCAGGCATGGCAAAAGGATCATGGTTAGGCGCATCAATGGACATCTCCAAAAAGCAAAAAGGAACGGCGCGAATCAGCATCGGCAAAAACTTTTTGGCATACGCGCAAAAATGGGCAAAGCTCGGCAATGGCAAAGCTGGGGCATCTGATTTCAAATCACAATCCACGCTAGTATCAACAGTTCCATGGGTAGGTGACGAGTATGTTTTATCTACTTTACATACTACCGATTCAATCGAAAAAGCGTTGAAATCAACCGTCAAGTGGTATCGCAAAGCACTAAAAGAAGCAGACAAAAAATCATGAACCAAGTAAAACAAGCTGTAAAATCGTGGATTGACGACCAGAAACGAAGCTATCCATTGCTTGAGGACGTTCCTGTTGTCATGAACGGCGAACAAGAGGACGTAGTCATGCCGCTGATTGTGGTAATCGACGGGTCGTCAAACGTAGTTGAGCAGAACGGGGTTAGGCTGCATGGCGTAATGGAAGTCGGTTTGACGGTAGAACTTTACACCGTGCCAGAGGAATCCACGCAATCAGGAACACCATACGCCGACGCGGTGAAAATGGAATCCGGATTGTTTGAAATCCTTGGAAATCGTAAATCCTTGGATTTCCTAAACGCGTCCAACAATTTGCAGGTATTTGACAATCTAACAAGTTCTGGTATTATTTCCGTTAGAGACGAGCGACGAATTACATCCTATGACCTAGTCATAACCGCTTGTCTTAACAATCAGCAATTACAATCGACATGAGCCTTGCCACAGTTTACGGGACAGCACAATTTGGACTAGCAGATGACGCGACAGCAACCGGACTTTACGTCGGGTCTGTCAGCTACGATGGCACAAGTGAAACAGCAATGGCTCCCGATCACATTGGATGTGACGTAGGCCTTGCCGTTTACAACCCGAAAAAAGACATTTCCGTTGACGGCATCATCAAAACCAAGGGAACCGGACTTGTCGATTACATCGGCAGCGCAATTACCTTGGTGAACACTACGAGCAATTCGCGGACGCGGCTTAACGAGGGACTGGGTGACAGCATCGCGTCGGCAACCGGCGCAAGTATCATCATCACCGGAAATAGCATCAAGCCCACGGCAACGGGATTTGAAGAAGGATCGCTTTCCGGTATTTATTGTCCGTTTGTCGCCGCTGGAACTGTTGTTGCGCTAACCTGATTTGACACTTAAGAAAATGGAAAATTACAACGGCAGCAACGCAACGCAATCAGGCGACATCAATCTTGTCAGCGCATTGATGGCGTGTGCCATACCGCTGAAAAAAGATTGTCCGCTTGACCTAATCAACAGCGAGTCGAACGGGCGGCAATACGCGAGGTTTTCGCTAGAACCAGCAAGTGACGACGGCAAGCACACATCACAGGCTTGTGTCGAACACTGGACGGGCATTAAGAAGCTAGTCGATTCTCATCCGTTTGCGGAAATCTGCACGTTCATTTCAGCGCGCCCAGTCAGTTCCATGTCAATCAGCGATTGGCTTGACTACGCGGTTGGCTATCTGAAAGCACGTGGAATCGAATTGCCTGGTTTGCGTGGAATTTCTGATATTCCAATGTTTGTTTCACGTTTCCCATTAAATCCAGAAAGCTACATCCTAGCGTTTGTGGCAAATCGTAAAACATGCTTCGATCTATTTCACACGGCCAAGCGCAGCGTTTTCATGGAAAATGAAGGTGCATCTGTTTTGCTCGACATCAAACTCCCCCGGCATGAGCGCAACGAATTTCTAAGCAGACTCCAAGGATGAAAACACGACACAACATATTGGCTACGGCATGGACAGGAGCACCGCTAACACTGGCAGGGCGGGAATTGGTATTGACGGCAGGACGTTACGAGCTTTTGAAGTCGTGGGGCAATGTCCTATTCAGCGACAGCGAAAGCGACCAGTCACAAACCCACGCGATGCACGAAGTCGCATTATTGTGCTACGCAAGCTCGGCGATGATCGTGGAACTCCGCAAGATAACCGCTGATGACCGTCACAAGGCCGTGGTGGACTTTATGCTTGATTTCGAAGAAGAACTACCAAGCGTGATCGAAGGTCTGGTAGAACGGATTACAGCGACAAAACTAAGCGCGGCAGAAAGCGAGGGAGGGGGAAAGCAGGAGGGCCAAGCGCAAATCCCCACTGGTTAGCGTCGGTTGAGTTGTTCGCAATGAAGCACAACTTCAGCGCGGAACATTTGATATGGGAAACAGACATGAGCAAACTATTACAAATCATGATGGCAAACGGAATATCTTTAGGCAATCGGTATCGGTGGATTGCAAACATGGAACTGGATCCGGAGATGGAAAAACGTTACCATGATCTAGCAAGAAAGGATTTTAAATATGTCGATTAACACAACAGTAAAAGTAGGATTTGACGGGACGGCTGTAAAGACCGGATTGAAAAACATCGGCGGGATGTTTGGCAAGTTTTCTAAGGAAGTTGGAATCGGGGCGGCTCGGAAGGTGGGTGAATTTGGAGCGGATTGGGTAGGCAAGTCGATACAATTTCTAGTTGAAGGAGGAACGGCAATTTTTGATTTTGCCGGTGAATTAAAAGACCTTGCCGCGCTTACTGGCGAGTCGGCGCAAGAACTAATGATTTTGAATGAGCAATTGAGACTTGCAGGAGTTGAAGGAGGCGAATCAGGAAAACAGATTTTGACGCTTGAAAAAGCAATTTACGACTCAGTTGAAGCGGCTAAGAAAGGGGAAAAAGATGACGTTTGGAATATTTTTAATGATCTAGGATTGACGTTAGCGGATCTGATGCGGATGAAACCAGCAGCGCAAATCGAAGCTATTTTTTCAGCGATGAGCGCAAATAACGTGCCGAAAGAAACTGCAAACGCATACATTGAAAAGCTATTTGGTGGTGTAAAAGGAGTTTTGAAATACGGCAAAGTATTTGCTGACGGCATGGCTGAAAGTAGACAAGTAGCAATCAACAATCTTGGGCCATTGTTGAAAATGACCGACGAATATATTGCTGGATTGGAATCTGCCGGTGACGAAACTGGAAGGTTTAAAAATGCGCAACTGCAACTATCTAGCGCATTTGTCAAAGGGCTAACAGGTGGCAACACTGGGCAAATTGTAGCAGGATCATTGAAAAGAATTTTTGACGAAATCGGCAAAGCGGCAGAATGGCTAGAACGTGCAGGCGCGGCATTAAGGAACACGTTTGAATACATCGGGCAAGTAGGATTTGGAAAAGTATTTGACGATTTAAAATCAGGATTTGTCGGATGGGCTGAAGACATTGGCGCAAAGATCGGACAAGCAATAAAAGACGCGATAAAAAACCTTGTCGCTGGAACTCCATTGCAAAGCATGTTTGAGCCGTCGCCAGTTGCATTTGCGGGGCCGCCGTCCAATCTCGCAAACACAATGAAAAAACAAGAAGAAAGAAAACCTGGATGGGCGTTTGGCTACAACCCTCCAGAAGGATATAACGAGGCAATTTTGAATGTTTTGAAATTGATTTACAAAACAAACGTCAACCCAATATATTTCAAATGAGCATTTCCAACGTATACGGAATAGCACCTTACACTTGGATTCCAGGGCCGGACTTCCAAGCAGCATTTGACAACAAGGGAAAGTGGACTGGCAGTCAAACATTCACTTGCCGCAAGTTTGATTTTGACTCGACACCGATTCAGACGGCATTTCAAAAAGGACAATCGGCAACTGTTATTTATCCTAACTTGTCGGCAAAGTGGAATTTCTTAACTGTTGATTCCGTTAGCCATGAGCATGAGCCGGGAGGACTAACAAAAATTCGCGTTGCTTACACTGGATATTCGGCAGATTGGGAATTTGACAAAAACGACGACAGCGGCACTTACGCTTACAATGCCACGTTGTCAGAAGCTCCGATAATGACACATCCTGATTTCATCGCTAAAGTGGCTGAAGTTGACAAGTTTTTGATTGCGGGATGTTTATCAGGCAAGTATGAAAGAGACGATAAAAATTCCACAATCAACACCTACTACATCAAATACCTACTTGGAAATGAGGTTGGAACGATTACCAATGCTGATTCAATCAAATGGTTTAAAATTATTGTTAGGGACAAAGTAGAAACGTGGGAAACATCGCAAATTGAATGGACGCACAGCGCGACAAATCAAGGCGGAGTCGATCAGATTTATCTGGACTATCTTGGATGGATTGATCCAAAGCCGGACGGAAATCCTCCGGTTATTGCTGGCAGGAATTGGAGGTTGACCGGAATCACCGACAGTCAAACAAAACAAGGCACGGAAACGACCAGCGACTATTCTATCACGTGGCTAATGTCTCCGCCCGGACAAGGATGGGACGTTACAAAATACACTAAACCAACGTAATGGGACGACCTAACAACATACCGATTGTAGTTCCTAACGTCAAAAAGCGCGGTGACACAATAACGGCTGAATGGGCAAATCAACTGAGAGATGCAGTTATCCGTTTGAAAAATCGCGGAACAATAGATAAAACATTTCCAGTTGGCGGCGGCTATGTCCATCCATACAAGATTTTCGTCAACTACGACGGCTCAGCCTATTCGATGCAAATGCAGATTGGCCGATTTACCGTAATGAAACTCATTAGCGTTTCCGGTAATTTTGCGCTAATTTCGGCAGATCAATCATTGTCATACGATTCCAGCGCAGGGGCATTTCGCGGCGATGATTTTGATACAAACACGCTTGGAAAAATGGCGTTGTCAGCCTCCACAACATACGGAGTGTGGGTGACAAGCGGTGTTGCAAAATCATCCGGTTATGGAAGCACGCAGGATGATTACGATAAGGTAGACGATTACCGGGCAGGTGGGGCAACCGTTAAAATTAGCAGCACATACACATCATACACAGATGCGGCAACCTACGCATCAACTTTAATGGGTGGAATAACTGTTGGAGAAACTATTTTTTACATTGGACAGATTCAAACAGGATCTTCCGGAGAATCAACCGTCAAGCAATGGCGTAAATCTGACATCACAGTTGGAAATGTTGTAATTCCTGACGATTTGCACTTTGTTTCAACGGACGTTGGTAATTCAATCACGGCAGGATCAGACAATGGCGCATACTATACCGCATCTTGACAATGAATGGAATCTAACATAAAATGACGACATGGCAATTTCAGCGGCACAAACGATTACGGGGAGCAACTGCCAAGGACAGGCGACATCGGCACTTGTCGCGGGAATTGTTCAAATTGGCGCAAGTCAAACGGCAGTGCAGTTTCCAACAGCGGACATCGGCTATGCAATCGGGATTGAATTTGTTGCGTCAGGTGGAACCGCAACAATCGACCTGCAATCAGGCGTAGCGACCGGATCGGCTGCATACGTGGCTGGGACGGCGCAGGTTGAAACGGCTACGGTTGTCGCGGCATCTGGAGCAACATCAAACGGCAACTGTTCGCTGACATTTACTTCGACCGCTACGACCGGATCACCTCTAACCGTAGTTGTTGCGCTTACAACGGCCAGCAACACCTCCACGCTTGTCGCAGCGGCACTTGCAGCAGGATTAGCGGCAAATACCGCAATCGCTGCCGTCTGGACCGTGACAAGTTCAGGATCTGACATTATCATCACGCGCAAGTCTGATGCGAACGGCTATAAATACGCAAACGAAGCCAACACAAATCTTGCCATACCGGCTGGACTTGGAATCACAGCGGCCGCAACAAGCGCAAACACGACCGCTGGCATCGTATCGTCCGGCGTTCGCATTACCGATGGGGACGGCAAGGATTTTGAAGGCGTCACTTTGGTCAGTATGGCAACGCTTTATTCGCTGGAAATCAACAACACAAGTGGATCAGCTACGGCTGGCAACGGCACGCAAGTTTTAACAACGCCATCTAAATTCTGGAACAGCAGCGGCAACACTGGGACGCTATTGACCGCCGACCTTGTAATCACATCCACAGCGGCAGGAACTAACTCAACCGTAACCGTCATAGGTAAATCCACATGAGGCCAGGAAAATTCAACCTAACACCCGTTGTTTACGGCGACACGTGGAACGGAGTTTCTGCCGTTTACTCATCAACTGGCAACACGTTTGACAGTGATCTTGCAACAGTAAAAATGTATTTTCGAGACACTGACGGGACGCTAGGACTGTCACTAACGTCATCGGCAGGAATTGTAATTAACAATGCCAACAGCTACGATTTTACCGTTTCACCAATTACTCCGCTGACGTTATCTGTTGGCGTTTGGTATTGGAGTATCGAAACGACATCGGCGGCGGGAGTTATCAAAACCTACCTTGCCGGCACGCTAGAAGTGTTGGACGACCCCACACGAGCATAACATGGACACAATCACCATTACCGTTGCTGAAAACGATCCTGACGTGGTTGTCAGCGCAACACTCAACGAGGATGCGGTCACGATTACGCTTAACGAAGCGGCAGTCGGAGCAACAGGGCCAGCAGGCGCAGATGGCGGGACGTCGGATGTAAAAAGCGCATCGTTTACGGCCGCAAATGACAAGCAATACACCGCAGTTGCAACACTGACCGTCACAGACCCGTCGCCAGTTCAAGGGAAAGGATTTGAAGTATTTCTACGCAACGGCACAGCAACAATCGGCGGCACGGCTTACACTCGATCAGGAACGACAATACGCAGGGTTTACCATTCAGGCGCATGGACAAATACGCCATACTATTCCCCAATTGTCAGCGCGGATATTTCAGACGCTACAAGCGCGGCAACTGCTAATAAGGTGGTCGTTCGTGACGCATCCGGCGGCGCGGCGTTTGATGATTTGACGGCGGCGACAATGGTTTATACTGGGTCAATCCAGAGCACGGCGGCAAATGCTTTTATATCCACCACCGGAGATAATGCATCAATCACAACCGAAGGAACGGGTGCAGGTATTGGCACCAACGGAGTGAGCTCCTATATTACGACCGGAGGAACGGATTCTTTTATTGCTACGCTCGCGGCAAACTCACCCATTTTTACTTCAGCAGCAAACTCATCAATTTATACAAATGCTGCTGACTCCAATATCGAAATTCTGCACGCAAGCGCATCTGTTAGGTCGTACAACTTCGCCGCGCTTGACGCAACCGCAGGGGCATCTTTACGCAACAGCGCGGGGACGGCAATCCTGACTTGGGGCGCAACGGCCGGAAACATTAGCATAACCGTCAACACGACAAGCACCGGGCATTTTTTCAGCAATCCTAGCACAGCCGAGGCTGGGCATTTCATAACCAAAAACGGAACAACGCCGACGATTGCCGCTGGACGGTCCGCATGGTTTTCTGATTCATCTGGATCGCCACAATTTAAGAACGGGACAAGCTCGGCAATCACGCTTATTTACAGCGGCGGACCACTCGGCACGCCATCGAGCGGCACGCTCACGAACTGCACAGGATTACCAATCAGCACAGGAGTAAGCGGACTCGGAACAAATGTATTTTACGCGTTAGCAATTAACGTCGGAACAGCTGGATCATTTGTGGTGTTTAACGGCGCACTTGGAACACCTAATGCAGGAACGCTAACATCCTGCACAGGCTTGCCAATCTCCACCGGAGTCACCGGGCTAGGCACAGAAGTTGCTACGCTTTTATCAGGAGCGTCGTCAGGAACCGCTGGGCCAGTTGGAAAAACATCACCAAGCGTAACAGACCTGACAACCGACCGTCTGACGCTTTCAGGCAATATCAGCGCGGCGGCATGGACTACAAGCGGGTTGAGAATAAAAGGAGTTGCGGCCACATTGACTGATACCAGCTCAAGCGGCACAGTGGCGGCGGCCTATACCGATGCGTTTGGAGGTAATACCATTGCGGCGACCAGCTCAACCACGTATACCAATTACACCACCGCTTTTTTCCGCGAACCGACCGCAGGAACAAACGTGACGATGACAAACAAGTGGGCTCTCGGTGCGGAGTCGGCACGATTCGGCACCAGCAATCAACTGACAATTTCCACGACAGGAGTGCTGACCGCCACGTCTCCGGTATTCGCGACCCCGGCACTTGGCACTCCTTCTGGGGGAACTTTAACGTCCTGCACAGGACTACCAATCAGCACAGGAGTCAGCGGACTAGGAACGGGAGTTGCAACATTGCTCACTGGCACTCCAAGTGGCACGGGAGGGCCAGTCGGAACTACTTCGCCGACGATTACTACGCCGACCATCGCGCAGATTAACACACCATCGTCGACAACGACATTACTTATCGCTGGCGGCGGAACAAATGGACTTTTTGGGCTAAAAAGCACACTCAGCACGGGTTATAGTAGCATGGAGCTATTAGATTCTGGAGGTACACAACGCGGCGGTTTTGGTTACGGCAACACTGCCGCTGGAGCATACCCTGACCAGTGTTATTTTTACGGCGCATCACGACGTTTGGTGTTTGCTTCATCGGCACCAAACACCCACATGTGCATCAACACATCTGGCGGTGTTACAATCGGGGCGACCACTGATGCGGGGGCTACGAATCTATTGGTAGCTGGGTCAACAAAATCCAACGCGGGTTTTATTTACGGAACATTTACAGTCGGCACTTTTCCGTCAACGACTTACCTTGAAGCGGTTGTTACTGATGCACTTTCCCCCGTAGTCGGCGTGGCAGTAGCGGCAGGCGGATCGGCAAAATGCAAAGTTATGTATAACGGGTCAGCAAAAATTGTAACAGCAGTTCTATAACAAAAACATGACTATTCCATACGAAATCCTAATTCGCGGCAATCCAGACGGCACATTGTCCGGTTGTCATGCAATCGACACGGTAGGCGGCAACGCAAGGCCGATTACTCAGGACGATCTTGCTGCCATTGCTCCAGCAATAAACGCAGCGGCACTTGCCACAAACGCGGCAGAACTTGAACGGGTTAAGGCTGAACTCGCAGATTGTAACGCGCTGATCGAAAGCGCGAAAACAGCAATCAAATGCGCAATTGCGGATGCAAGTCTTGACGACACCGCAACCGTCGCAACCATTGCTCAAGTCGTCGCCGTTGCTGAATTGCCGGCAATCGAAAAACGACGGCTGGAAATCGAAGCGGAAATCGCTGCCAAACAAGCTGAACTCAAAGCTCTTACCGTATGAACGAATTAAACCATCTCGCCGCCATAGGAAAAATAATGCCAGACTTTTACGATGGCCTAACAAAAGCTGTTTGGACCATGTTTGCAAGCGGCGCAACGCTTTTCATTGCTAACGAAGCACCGCCACAATTTGAGCTTGTGAAATTTGCATCCGGTCTGACAGGCTGGGGACTCGCCCTGACAACGATTTACATCCTTGGGAAAACTGTTAAGCATCTTTTTGAAAAGCTGGAATTAAAAGACAAGCGCATCGAAGAACTTCACGAACGCGCAACGAAGAAAGCAGAAGACGAAAATCATGAAACTAAAACATAGCCTAGCATTCATCCTTGCCGCATTGATTCTATCGTCCTGCACCATAGCAACTCCGGGCGCAAGCTTTACCATGGACAAGGAAGTCATTCCTGCAATCATTACAATCCTCGACAACAAATGATTGCGGGAAAAGATTACAGTGACGACTTTGACAGCGGCGATGAGACGACTTATCAGGAAGTATTTACACAAATATCATGAGCAACATTCCATCCAGCAGGCCACAGGCAAAGCGGCGTGAAATTGTGGTGAAGGTTCCGACGTGGGTTGTTCATAAATATCAGGTCATTCTAGTCGGCATCCGTGGTTACTACCTGGACAGCATGGGAGAAGTTGGAAAAAACGACCGCGGAATTTACGACGACGCAATGTTTGTCATTGCTCCTGATTTATTTGGAAGCTGGAATGCTAACACCGATCCCAGCTATTCAGACAAGCAAAAGCCAGACGTTGCAGTGCTGGCCCCGGGCGTTCACATCTACAAGCAAGGTTTGCACCGGATCAATCGTCCGCCTAGCTATCCGGCATTCCGCCCGGCAAATGCAAACGAGGAATTGCCAGTGACACGCAGTGGAAAACCAAGCGTCGGCGTGGCAATCAACATTCACAAGGGAGGAGCGAATGGGACAAGCTCACTAGGCTGCCAGACAATTCCACCGGATCAATGGGATTCATTCCGCAGCACGGTTTACATGCTCATGGATCGTTACGACCAGAGCGTCATCCCTTACGTTTTGACGATTAACGATTAACACCATACACAATGCCGCCAATGACCCACATATACATCGGCGGATTAAGATTTGAGATTGTCCGTGAAAACATACACGAATACGGACTGATGCGCTTTGACGACCGGCAGATTGTCATTAGCAGCAACGTAACAGATTCATGCGTTTGCATGACTACGCTACGCCACGAAATGATTCACGCGGCACTAGAGATCGCAGGCATTTCACACATGAGACGCTACGACGAGGAGCCAATTGTTAGGGCAATCAAAAACCTTTTTTTCCCGGCTTGGGACGCAATCAACAATCAAACAATCAACCTAAGATCGCCATGACAAAAAAAGAAATTGCAATGGATGAAATGGACAAAATGCCGAACGTGTCAAATCATATGATGGCCAAAAAACTGCACAAGTCATATCCTGGAATTTTCCCATCAATGGAAAATGCAAGAACAATGATTCGGGCAATTCGTGGAGCGCAGGGTAACGTCGGGACTAAAAGTGCAGTCGGGAAAGGCGTAACTCCAGTAGCCAGGTTCATTCGCGAAACGCCTTGGCGAAGTCTGATGCCGAAATCGACTGCGGAAGTAACAGAGCCAGTCGTTATTTCCGGAAAGCGCAAAGTACTGATTCTGTCCGACATCCACTTTCCGTTCCACGATGAGGCCGCGCTTATGGTGGCACTGGAGCACGGCCACAAAGAAGAATGCGATACCGTCATCCTCAACGGAGACACAATCGAAAACTACGGCGTTTCAAGGTGGGAACCAGATCCACGCCGGCGCAATCTTCAACACGAATTACAAACGTGCCGGGAAGGTCTTACCATGATTCGTTCGGCATTTCCGAAGGCTGACATCTATTTCAAGTTCGGCAATCACGACGACCGATTAGAGCAATACCTAAAAAAGAACGCGCCGTTGCTGCTCGATGTGCCAGAATGCACTTTGGAATCCTTGCTGAAACTGGACGAGATGAAAATCAAAGTTGTCAGGTCAAAACAGGTAATCAAATCCGGCAACTTACTAGTCCTGCACGGCCATGAACTGCCGAAAGGACTTGCCAATCCGGTATGTGCGGCCAAGCGGTTATATGACCGACTCAGGACTACCAGCATTTGCGGACATTTCCACCAGCATTCAAACTACACGGATGCTATTGGCATCATCAGCGCGGGTGACAAGAAAGTGACAAGCTGCTGGACTACCGGCTGCCTGTGCGACCTCTCACCAGAATACGCAATCAGCAACAACTGGACGCATGGATTTGCCATTCAGGACATGCAAGCCGACGGCAATTTTTCCTTGTTTAATCTGATGATTATCAACGGAAAGGTGCATTGATCCTACATAGGGTTTGCATAGGGTTTGACTAGGGTTTGACTATGGTTTGACTAGGGTTTGACTAGGGTTTGACTAGGGTTTGACTAGGGTTTGACTAGGGTTTGACTAGGGTTTGACTAAGGTTTGACTAGGCTAGCCACAAGTAGGCAAAAAAAACGATTTACCGGCGTTACGTGCATTGTTTCGTCATGCTTGGCGATTACTCGACACATTTTCAAGGCTTATTTTTCCTTGTAGAATAAAGGAAAATGAAAATACTTGAAAAAAGTTCTTGCGTTTTTTCATCCACAGGGCTACTTTTGCGCCGTCAACCAATAACAACAATATGACCTCTAATTTCCCAATCACAATCAAAGCAGCACAAGCAATCGGAATGACAATTTCCGAAGCCACCAACAACGAGCGCAAAGCCAGTTTATTGGCTGGAAAAAAACTGCGAGAGTTGGGTTATGTTCGTAAATACTCTCACCTTACATGGGACAAAGGAATGAAATGGTTTTCGCCCGATGGCAATGTTTACGACACCAACAACACGACTGTTCTAGGTTACGCATTAGCATAACAAAACAGGGGCGCGACTGCAACGCGCTAATTTTACCACAATAAACCAAAACAAACAACGCGCCGTCAACCAACACCAACACAATATGAAAATGACAGTAGAAATTAAACGCCACGGATTTGAACTGCTCAACGAGCAAGGCGAAATCGTAATGACATCTGAACCAGCCAACAAGGGCAAGTTGCATCGTTGGCTGAATAACAATGGCTACAAGCCATCTGCTACCGTCGCGGATCAATGGGAAAAATAATCACAATGAACCAAAAACAACGCGGCGCAATCCTTGTAGAATAAAGGAAAATGAAAATACTTGAAAAAAGTTCTTGCGTTTTTTCATCCATCGGGCTACTTTTGCGCCGCCAACCAATAACAACACTATGACACGCAGCGAATACAATACCATCAAAACACTTATTACCATGATTGAGATCAACCACGTAAGCGCAAGCGATTTTGCAAATTACGATTGCCTCGGACTTATACCTGACAACAAAGAGTCAAAAATTATCCACTTGCAAAAACTGATGATCGACGCGCTTGAGGCCGGACTTACTGAGTAACCAAAACAGGGGCGCGACTGTAACGCGCATTTTCAATTTCAACCAATATTAGCCATGATAACAGCAGCAGAAATCAACGACCAAATGCGCGACAACGCAATGACAAAACAAGCGGCAGACTTTGAAGCTGTCATGCAACAAATTCGCGATAGTTTTTACGACTTGCCAGCACCGGGAAGCGACTATCTTAAATGGGGACACGTTGGCAGAGCGGAACATGTCGTCACTGAACTGCGCGACATTGTCAATTTTCTCAAACGCTAATCTCCCAATGAACCAAAAACAACGCGGCGGCAAACGCATCGGGTCAGGCAGAAAGCCTGGCATTAAAAAAGCACGCAACAAGATTGCTCGAAGTATCACGTTGCATCGCGACACGTGGGCAAAGATCGAACGCAAGCGCGGCGAAAAATCTCCATCTAAATTCATCGAATCAAAACTATAACTATGAAAACACTGAACGAAAAATACGCTGAAAACACACTGAAATACTGCAACAGAAACCGGAAGCGTCACACCCGCTTGAAAACCATCCTTACTCGCATTGCCACGACACTGGTAATCGGCGCAGCAACATATTACCTTTCGCGTTATGTGGGATGACCGAGACGACGACTACCGCGAGGAAGTCCGCAACTACATCCGCTGCAAGGACGGATTGTGCGGTGCTGACGACTGTCCGACATGCAGGCCGGGAAACTTTACGGACGCAATTTGGAATGAGGACATCGAGCAATCAACAATCGAAAACGACTAAATATGACAACACCAAAACAAATTGACGACGGCGGCAGCGTCACCGCTGATTTGATATGCCAGAGGCATGTTGCGGAAAACGTAATTGCAGAAGAAAAAGTGAAATCTGTCGGAGGATTATCCGTTCGCGACTATTTCGCGGCGGCGGCTTTGCAGGGATTGCTTGCTACTTACGATATAACAAAAATACACCCAGCATTGCGTGAGAAATACAAAGTCGAACACATGCCGATTATTGCGGATGAAAGCTACAAACTGGCAAATGCAATGCTCGCTGCAAGAAAGGAGGGCGCATGACCGACCACAAAAACGCATTGCTGGATTACTCGACTGACAGCCTCATCAAGATTCTCCGCGACTTACAGCGCAAGCACCAGCACGACCGCTGGGACATCGGCAGGATCGCAGCAATCAAATCCTTACTAAAGCAAAGGGGGATCGTGCTGTCATGATTCCAGAACACTCTCACTGCCGTGTGGCAGACCGGGAAACAGGCCCGTTGTCGTCGTCAAATGTTCAGGCGACGGCGGCAACGGGAAACAATCCGGTGACATTGTTTTTATACATCGCGGCGGACGCGCAGCATCTCGAGCCTTACAAGCTCACGTTGCCGTCCGAGCTTATCATTGCCGCTGCCGACGAGATCAACCAACTCCGTGAAAAGCTGCAAAGCGCAAAGCAGGAAATCACCTGCTGCATCCGTAAACTCGAAACCATCTATCAAAACATCGAAATCAAAACACTATGAGCAATCAACTACACAAACTAAAAATCGACCTATTGAAAATACCATCTGCCGCAATTAAGCCGGGCAAAAACGGCAGGACATACTTGATCATTGACGTTGAAGAAAGCAAGCTATTCCAAGGCAAAACCGCGCTTTATCTCGACATTGACATGAGGGAAAACCGCGACGGTGAGGATCAATACGGAAACACTCACATGCTTGTCATGTCACCTACCAAGCAACAACGCGAAGCAAAGGAGAAAACGCCTATTGTCGGCAATGCAAAGACCTACGTTTTTCCAGATAGGAACATGCCGCAATCATCGGCAGCGAAGCGGACGACAACTGATGATGACGATTCGGCCATTCAATTTTAACCTGCAAACAACACAAACACTATGAGCGAAATCACCGAAACAAAAAAACCGCGCACGTTGAAAGGCTTGCTGTCGGAAGAAAACGTCAAAGCGCAATTTGCGCTGGCATTGCCGAAACATCTCAACGCTGACCGATTTGCGCGAGTAGCAATCACCGCGCTTACAAGGACGCCGAAGCTGCAAGAATGCACACCGGAGAGCTTCATGAAGTGCCTGCTTGACCTGTCGGCACTTGGCATTGAACCAGACGGACGACGGGCGCATTTGATTCCCTACGGTAAAGAATGCACTCTCATCCTCGACTACAAAGGCATTGCCGAGCTTGTCATGCGCTCAGGAACAGTATCAAGCATTCACGCTGACAAGGTTTGCGAACATGACCAGTTTGTCAGCAATCGCGGCAAGATTGAAAAGCACGTTGTCGATTACAAAGCACCACGCGGCAACAGCTACGCTTACTACGTTCTGATTACGTTCAAGGACGGCACGGAGAAATCCGAAGTGATGACCCGCGATGAATGCGAGGCGATCCGAAAAAGATCACGCGCTGGAAACTCAGGGCCATGGGCGACGGACTTCGACGAAATGGCAAAAAAGACAGTTTTTCGCCGTGCATCGAAATGGCTCCCGCTGTCACCGGAAATTCAAGACGTTATCCGGCGCGATGAAGAAACAGAATATCGCAACGTCACACCGCCGCCACAGCCTGCAATTAACCCGTTTGCGCTATCGACACCTGAAACGACGGAAAACGCCGCCACGGTCATCGTGGACGCAACAGAACAGGAAGGAGGGAATGAGCCATGACACACGACGAAATGATTGCAGTGATTACGCACCATAAAAACGGGGGCAAGGTAGAACACAAAGCCACAGAGGGAAATTTTTGGAGACTAACTGAAAAACCTACATGGGATTTTGAAGCATTTGACTACCGCGCCAAGCCGGAACCGCTTGCGTTTTGGGCTGAACTT